GACTATGTGTGGAGTTAATCCTCCCCTTGAAATATCCAGTAGGTTTGATTTAGGGGAACAAGACCAATCAGAGAATATCCGTGATATCATGCTCCGTGAAATGGACAAGGCCAGGTGGAGCGTAGTTATTGACTCCGTAATGCACGATGCTGATACCTTTGGTTCCGGTTTTATACGCATGGGGTATAAGACTACCATTGAAAAGCGTAAACTGCGTAAGGAAGTAGCGGAGAAGTTTACAGATGACCTCAACCCTATGGGTATGGTGGGTTACATGACTAGGGCGGCTACGGGTAAACTGAAGAAACGCTATGAAATGTTTGAGGAAGATGTAATAACTTATCGTGGATTGGAACTAAAGCATTACTCTATATGGGATATCTTCCCTGACCCCAAGGCCCTTTGTATCCGTGGGAACACTATTGCTTGCCGGTATTACTCTACCTATGAGCAGATAGTAAAAGGCATTGAGGAGGGGTATTATCTTGAAGATGCCGCCGATAAACTGCGTGGGGTGAAAGAAACCCGTAGATATGGCGAAGGTGAGGATCAGATCCAATCTGCTAGGGATGTATCTGATTCTACTGTAGACAAGACCGAATACCAACAGGAGTATTGCCTGTACGAATTGTTTGGTCGTATGCCGAAGAAATGGATATACCCGATAATGGGCCAAGAGTTTGAGAACGGGGAAGAACTTGTACCGGCCCGTGTAATCTTTCACAAGAACTGCATTGTTGCCGTTGAAGTGAACGATGACTACGAGGGCGAGGCCCCTATTTACAAGCTGGACTATATGCCCCGTAATGGCTCGTTCTATGGCGTAGGCGTTCCCGAAATGCTACTTGATAGCCAAGATGTAATTAACGAGGTAGTCAATCAAAGGTTAGATAACGGCGCACAGGCACTTAACCATAGTTTCGGCGTAATTGAGAAAGCCCTTGTAAACCCTAAACAAGACCTTGTAAGCAAGCCTGGGCAGATAATCCGTATGGATGCCAGATATGTACCTAACGGAGATGTCCGGAATGCGCTTACGCAGTTGACTATCAATGATACTCCGGTTCGTGCGGGATTCAGCGAGGTCAACGAGGCCGAAAGGTGGGCGCAGGAAAGGACTAGTGCTAACCGCGTTACCCTTGGTACTGCCGGACTTGTCAAAGATGCTAATCAAACCCTTGGCGGTCAACAGATACTCCGTGAGTCTGCCGGTGAGAAGTTCGCTTATATCGGCCTTCGCATGGAGATTGACTTCCTTGTTGACTTCTTCAAGGGCATTTGGAAAGTAACATACAACAACATTACTCCCGAAGATGTTGAGGAAAGCATAGGGTCGGAGAGAGCGCAAGCGTTTATCCTTGTCAACCCCGAAGAACTCTCAAGGGATTATGTCTATCGGCCTATGGGCGTATTTACGATGGAGAATAAGTCAATGCGGCAAGCGCAACTTATGCAGATTAGGCAGCAGTTCCTTGGTGCGCCTTGGGCTGATGATGAAAAGTTCTTTGATGCGGCTTTCCAGAATATGGACGAAGATCCCGACAAGTTCAAGAAAGACGAACAACAGATATTGATGGAACAAGCCCAACAGATACCTATGGGTGGAGAGCCACAAACAGACCTTACGGGCCAACCTATGCCCCCTAGCGGCCCAACTGGGCCTATCCCTACGCAGGTTACTGCCGGTGAAGCGGAGATGGCACAACCTTGACATAAACCCTAACATGGCTTATACTATATTTTGATGACAGATGAACAGAGAAAACAAAGAGCGCACGACCTTCTTGCTCTGCTTGAAAGTCCTGGTGGGCGTATACTTTTAAATCATATAGAAGAAGAAATAGCAGACGGGTGGAATAGCTTTATTGCTTTGCCCGTCGCACAAAAGACTAACAAGGCCGCGTTCAACCATCAAGCCCGCTACGATGTTTTAAAGAATCTAAAAGAATGGATATATAGTGAAATATCCGTTACAGGAATTTCCGCAACCTAGCAATAGGCCGGGAGTAGTTAAATCAACAGACCCCGAAAGGGCAATCTAGGAGTAAACAAGTGGACGAAATACTTACAGCAAACCAGGTTCCAGTAGTTAGCATGGATAATTCCGTACCCGCCAAACCGCAAGCCGATAACCTGTCTTTAAGGGATAGCGACTTTGCGGCTGATATGGCTAAACTGGCGGCAAGTACGGGGATGAAAGTTGAAGTGCAACCGGAACCTATTCAATTAGCCTCGCCGACAACGCCCGCACAACCGGAAACGGCTGCGGTAACGGAAACGGATAAGGCCCCAGTAGTTGTACCGGAGAAGTTCAAAGCGGCTGATGGTAGCGTAGATACTGAAAAGTTAGGCAAGAGCATAACCAATGTAGACGAGGCGTTGGCTTCTTACTTGGAGAAAGAGAAGGAACTGAAGCGGAAGATGAACGAGGTTAAGGCGAAAGAAAATACTTACCTCACTCCTCCCGCTACTCCTACTCCCAATCCCGTAATACCGGTTAATACCGACTTTGCGAAAAAGCTAGAAGAAGACATAGCCAAGGATGGCGCGGGTGTTGTTCTTGCTAAACTATTCACGGCGGCGCAGGAAAGTGTTGAGGAAAGGGTTCAAGAGAGAATCAAGGCCATTGAATCACACAATGCTGCGAACACCAGTAAACAACAGTTAGAGGCGATAGGGAAATCAGACCCGTGGGTATATAGCAAAGAAGGTATTGCTACCCTTTCGCAGATACTTGATACACAGCCGTATCTTTGGAACGCTCCCGATCCGTACAAGGCGGCGTATCTCCAGTATAAAGGTCAGCAAAATGTTTCCGTAAAGTCTAGTTCACAGGTTTTGACGACTACTCCCCCGGCTAGGCCAACGGCCCCAGTGCCGTCAGGTCAAGCGGTGAACCAGACTCAAGCCCCAAAGGATTTCAGCAAGATGTCTTCTGATGTCCTTCAAGCCCATCTTAAAACACTTACTCCCGAACAGGAGAGAGAGTTTTTCGCTAGGCAGGGGTTTCCTAAATATTAGGAAAAACAAAATAGTTGTCGGCACATAAATGAGCATTACTAGTAGTGAAGCGAATGATAATCTGTTGAGGACCTACTTCCATAAGCGGGCGATGGCGACCCTGCATACGGAAGTGGCGTTTTACCAGATTGCGGATAAGTTCCCCCTGCCGCAGGGCAGCGGTCAGGCGATGCAGTTCAGCGGTTGGAGGACTCTGGCGGCGGCTTCGGCTACCCTCTCTGAATACTCTACCTCCGCTGGTACTGCGGTTCGTCTGTCCAGCCGCAAGATAACCGCCACCATAGCTTCCTATGGTCGGTCTATTGCGATATCTGACTACCTAGAACTGACCTCTGTTCTCCCCGTAGAGGCCGGTGCGCTTGCTGAACTTGAACACTCTGCCGCCAAGTCGGTTGATAATATCATCCAACTTGCCGTGTTTAAGAATGTTCTCGCTCAATGCGGTGAGTTCTCCGCTACCAGCAACAACGGCATCCTGTCGGCGTTCCTGTCGGCCCAAGCTTCTAGCCTGTGCGCCAACACTGGCACGACCGGTAATAGCCGCCAGTTCGGGTTCCCCGTTGTGTTCGGCACTTCGGCGGCTCGTCTGTCTGCCGTACTCTGCCCGTCTGCCGGTCAGGCTTCCATCTCGGCTCGTATGGGTCCTATTGCCATACGCAAGGCCGTATCCCGCCTCAAGCGGCTTAGTGTGAAACCTATGGCTAACGGAAAGTATGTGGGTATCATACACCCCAATGCCGTGTCCACCATGCTCGGTAACGCTGACTACAAGCAGTACATAGTCAACTATGTTGAGGGGCCTAGGGAAACCATGTATAAGCATATGGTTACTTCGGTTCACGGCGTGGACTTCATTGAGTCTTCCAACGCTCCGGTGTTCTACGGCGCGGGTGTGCAGGGTAAGAAACTTAACCTTACCTTCATCTGCGGCAAGGGTGCCGTGGGTGTGTCTGAACTGGACGGCGGCGTGAAGATGATAATGAAGCGCGACAAGAGCAACAGCAATACGAGCGATCCGTATGACCTGCTTGCTACTCTGGCGTTCAAGGTTCGTGCGGCCGCCGCTGCTCTGAACCCCTCGGCCGGGGTAATCTGCGTAACCAGCGAAGGAGTTGGTGAGGGCAGTTACTAAAGCTAGTTAGTTAAACTCCTCTGCCTCTTAATGGGGCAGGGGAGTATCAATTTAAAAATCCATCAGTAGGAGAAAGTATGAAAAAACTAATAATAGTTATGTTGGCCTTTATGGGCCAATATTGCCACGCGGCAGACGCGTCGTTTGTAAAAACTGGTGGTGGGAATAACTCTGTCGTCGGGATACTGGCAGATGAGAACCTGTCTTATAACAGGAGCTACTACCTGACCCCCGACCAATACTCCATGCCGAAGATATCGGCGATAGTTACTTACACCTCTGCTACTCTTGCGGCGGTTACTTTCAGCTCCAACTCATACAGCATTAGCGGAACTGCGATTACCATTCCGGCGCATAGTCTTAATACCGGGCTGATAGTCACCTTCGCCAATGGTTCCGGTACTGACCCCGGTGGTCTTACTGACGGGGCTGATTACTATGTCGGCTATGTCGGGGCTAACACCATCGGCCTTGCCAGCTCACAGGCCAACGCCGTAGCGGGTACTTACATAGTGCTTACCTCCTCCACTTCCGGTAACGATGAAACCTATACGCTTACGCCCAAAGACATAGCGGGTACTCCGTCGTTCAAGTGGGAGGCCAAGAATGACCTGGGGGATAAAGTAGATGTCGCCATCACCTCGGTTACTGTTTCCGAATACACCTATGGCGGGGCTAAAGTGGGCTTTGATTTCGGCGAGTTTAACTACTCAACCCTTATCCTTTCCGTAACCGCCCCTACTGCCGGTGCGCTTGACATTAAAGCCATTATAAACATGAAGGAGTAACTACATGAAAACTGCTATATATTTGTTTTTGATGTTAGGTAGTTGTCCTTTGTGGGCGGTAGATGCTTACAATGGTAAAGAGTTTAAAGTAGCGCAGACTATTGCTTCAGATGTTACGATACGGGAAGACTTGGCGGTAACGGGTACTTTGGGGGTAACGGGTGCTAGTTCGCTTACCTCTGCCACCATGACCGGCCCCCTCACCTTGTCGGGTTCGTCGTTGACTGTGACGGGAACGCCTATAAGTGCGTATTTCGCAAATAAAGTAGGCATAGGAACCGCGGCCCCTGCCACCAAACTGCATATGAGTTCGGGTACTATATATGTTGACGGCACAGGGGCGGGAATTAGCACAAATAACGAAAATGGCTATGGGGTTGATATAGCGGGTAATTACATAGCGTTTAAGCGTAATGGCCCTAATATTATTGGTATCGGTAGCGGTACTAACTCTAGACTGGACATAACTGAATATAGTAGGGCAGCGGCTATAGTGTCAGTTACCAATGCTGGCCTCGTAGGCATAGGAAACACGGCCCCCTCCAACACCCTTCATGTCAAAGGAACTACCGGCATAGCCGTTTCCTCCGCTACTACCGCTGGTCTGTCTATGGTGTTCAGAGGGGTAGAGAGCAAGGCAAACATATTGCTGACTGACCCCGTTGCCGCTTGGGAATACTTCGGCTGTACCGACTGCACCGCCGTTACTATCTGCACTTCAACGGGTACAGAAGTGGGTGCTTGGGTTAAGTCTACGGATAAGACGGCGGCTTGCGATTGAGGATTAATAATGTACGGCTCTAATATCCCCACTATGCTAGTTATAACTGTATCAAGCGGTACAGGTACAGTAAATACCCAATTAAACGGGAAAGTAATGGCGGTGGGGATAGTAGCCCCTAGCACGATAGCAACCTACCATTTTCCTTATGCCTATATGTGGCCCCATCGGGAAGCTTTGGAGATATAACTTGTATATTTGAGTAGGGGAGAAAATGAAACTTAACCTCGGCTGCAATACCAGAATCCGTGATGGGTATATTAATGTAGATAGGGATAAGTACGATGGCGTTGATGTAGTAGCAGATGTATCTAAACTGCCGTTTAAAGATGGTGAAGCGGAAGAAGTATATGCAAGCCATATCGCAGAACATTTCCATCATACTAGAACCCTTGAAGTGCTTAAAGAATGGCATAGGGTTCTTAAACCTGGTGGGATACTAAAGATAGCCGTACCAGACTTCCAAAGGGCGGTAGAGATATATTTAAAAACTGGCTTTCAGCCTTGGATTCGTAACTTCCTTTGGGGAGATCCAGGCTACGAGGGAGCGTTTCACTATACAGGGTTTGATGAAAAAAGTCTTACCGCCATACTGAAAGAAGCTGGCTTTGAGGATATAGCCCGTGTTGAGAAACTCCCCGGTTGTCAACACAATGAATGTTCAAACAATGTAAGCAACATTGACTACAAGCCCGTTTCCCTTAATATGGTGTGTGTGAAAATATGATAAAAGGACTTGGCAGTTTCTGTTTGATTAAGAACGAAGGGCTTTTCATAAAGGCCCATTTAGAGTCTTGGTTGCCCCACTTGGAACAGGCTGTATTTTATGACGGCAACTCTACCGATGGCACTTTAGAGATAATCAAAGAGGCACAGCGGGGAGAGTTTGGGGATAGGATTAAACTGGTAGAGAACAAAGACCCCAAGAACCTTACCGATGATTATACCCGGCTATCCAATGAGGCCATGTGGGCGTTAGATACTGATTTGGCTATGTTCTGTCATGCAGATATGTTTATCCTTAAACCAGGAATCCTACCCGAAGACACCATAGCGGCTACTATTGATATTCGGTCATTTGCCGGGAATCCCCACGAAACGATGTACGAGATAAAGGGGAGAGGTACAAAGTGGAAGAATATATATAGACTTCGTAACCCCGATTTAGGGGCGCATTACTTCGGTACTTACGGAGCGCAAAACGAGGATACATACTTTAGCGAAATAACCGGCAATCAACATGAACATTACGGACAGGCATTTGACCAATATCCGTATCCGGTTTATAATAGTGGTATACAAGTGGCCCATTATTCAGATGTTAGACCTTACGCCCGTAGATTAGACAGAATGGTTAAATGTCTTATAAACCAAGGCAAAACAAAAGAACAGGCAGAGAAGATAGCACCGATGCACCCCCGTGTTTCATTGAAAGACGGAGGTGGTTTTACTTTTGTGCCTGTTGAAACTCCGGTGTTTTTAGGGGAAAAGTTAGAAGTCTAGGAGGATGGAAAATGTTATCGTTTGTCATACCTGTTTACAAGCCTAATCTTGACCTGTTCAGGAAGTGCCTTATTTCGCTGAAGAAGCAATCGTTTAAGGAATGGGAAGCGGTGGTAGTGCTAGATGGGCCGGATTCGGCCTGTGAAGCCATTGTGGGAGAGGTTGCCGACAAGCGTATCAAACTAGTGCAAAAGCCCCACCAAGGGGTACAGAAGGCCCGTAACGAGGGCTTTAAGCATACCAAGGGCGAGATATTATCCTTCTGGGATTGTGATTGCGTAATTGAGCCTGACACGGCTAAAACTTGGATAGATGCCTTCAATGAAAATCCCAAAGTAGACTTTGTTTATTCGGGGTATAAGTTCCTTGGCGAAAATGGCGGTATACCTAGCGAGGAGTTTGACCCGTTCACTTTGAAATGCGGTAACTATATTAGCACCATGTTCCCTATGCGTAGGAATGTATTCCCCGGCTTTGACGAAACCCTTAAAAGCCTTCAAGATTGGGATATGTGGCTTACTATAGTTGAGAATGGCGGAAAAGGTATGTTTATAGAAGGATATGCATTTTCTACTGCCTATCCTACCCCCGATAGCATTTCCGGTAAAGGTTGTACCAACGAAGTATGGCTTGAACGGGTTAGGGCCGTAAAAGTTAAACATGATTTGCCCGATAGGAAGGTTTGTGTATCTTCCTTGGGACATAAAGAGGAAGGCATTAGGCTTGCTAAACTTATAGAAGCCGATTACAAAGATGTACCGAATTACAAACCGAATAACTACGATACCATTATCCAGGTGGGATTTAGCCTTCACCCGAAGCGTGTTAAGCAACACTCCGCGATCTTTAATCAACCCCTCAAAAAAAAGGTTATCTTCTGGACGGCGGAAGACATCGCGGAAATAAATAATGGGATATCCCTTAAAGCACTTAATACTTACGCTGATTATCTTAACCCTCAAACCATACAATTCTGCGAGGATTTGACGGCACAAAAGACACTAGGCAGGGCGGGGCTTATTGCCCGTGTAATGCCTTTGCCTATGGTTAATGCCGATAAGGTGGAGCCACTCCCCGAAACAGCTAGGATATTGGTGGATATCACGGGAGAATACCGGCAAGTAATGGGGGCGTTGACCTATTCCCTCCCAGAGATAAAGTTTGACTTCCTGACCGAATCCAAACCGATAAAAGAATACTCTGCCATACTTTCACTTAATGGGGAGAAGACTATACCCTTCTCGGTTAAGCGTATGTTGATTACTGGTAGGAATGTGATTAGTAATCACTCGGCCCCGTTCTGTGGGTTTGTTGATGACAACCAGGAACCGGGGAAATATGTTGAGCAGTTGGTGGAAACGATCCGCAAGCGGGTAAACAGGGGAACTGGTCCCGCTGTGGATTATTGGACTAAAGAAATGGGGAAAGAAAAACTTATGGAGGTTTTAGGATGAACAAGATAAGTTTTGTAATACCCTCTTATAATTGCGCCACTTGGCTCCCTCATGCGGTGAAGTCCTGCCAAGAGCAAACCATAAAGGACATTGAGATTGTCATAGTTGACGATTGCTCAACCGATACGACTGACCAGTATATTAATTGGCTTCTCAAGCAAGGTGATAAGCGGATAGTTTACCACCGCAACGAGAAGAACATGGGTAGGTCTGAAACGCGCAATATCGGTAATAGATTAGCTACAGGAAACATAATATGCGTGAACGATTCAGACGACATATCAATGCCGATACGGGCAGAGATGACATTGAAGAAGATGAAGAAGGCGAAAGTGGTTTATGGTTCTGCCGTGGTTATAGACGCGCTCGGCAACGCGCTGACAGAGATACAAGCCAAGCCCGTAAACTTTCAAGATTGCGTAAAGAACAAGGTCAATGGGATAGTACACTCAACGATGGCATACACTAAAGAGTTGGCCCTTAAATATCCGTATCAGTCGGGGAAGGTATCAGACTGCGGCATAGATGACTGGCAGGTGCAGTTGGCTATGCTTGCTGACGGAATAGAGTTTGACTTTATCCCCGACTGTATAACGGCTTATAGGCAGTTGTCTTCGGGCATATCCAAGACCAGGAACGAGGAAGAAGTGATGAAGCTGAAGAATGAGATACTTGAGGGGATGAAATGCAAGGTAATATAAATGCTCTGTTCGTGCCGACATTAAACTCTGGGGTTCAGTTCTGGCGTATGTATAACCCCGTTATGGCTGCTTGTCGTGGGGGCCATTTCGGTGCTAATCTCCTTTGGTGGCAGAAGGACTTGATTGATAACCACCCTTGGCAAGTTGATATAAATAGCAACATACACGGGCCTAGAATATTTGGGGAAATGGAAGCCGGGGCTAGGTCTGCCGATGTCATAGTTATGCAAGTAGTCCATACCCCCGCAGGTTTAACTGTTATGCAGGGCCTTCGGGAATGTTACGGAAAGCCCGTAGTAGTTGAGATGGACGACAATATTCTGTCCGTTCCGGACTACAATCAAGCGGCTAACTGCTACGCCCCCAATAACGATATACGGAAAGTTGCCGTGGCACAGATGCGTGAGGCCGATGCGCTTATAGTGTCTACCCCGTATCTGAAAGAGTTATATTCAGAGTTCAACGATAACATTTATGTAATGCCTAATTCTATTGACTTTGAAACCTGGGGCAAGACACAACGGGGAGTAAACAAGGGCAAGATTACTATAGGGTGGATGGGCGGCGGTACGCATAACGACGATCTTGACATTGTAATTCCTGCTATAAAAGAACTTACTGCCAAGTATCATAATGTTGAGTTTTACTTCCTCCATGGGGCTTCCCCTAAACTGCGGGACATGAAAGGCGTTAGGTTCTCTACCAAGTGGGAAAGGATAGACAAGTATCACAAGTATGTAGCCAAAGCCGGTTTTGATATCGGTATGGCCCCGCTTGTGGATAATGCCTTTAATCGTGGTAAGTCTAATCTCCGGTGGCTTGAATACTCGGCTTTAGGTATTCCCTGTGTGGCTTCCAATGTCGGGCATTTCGCCGAAACTATTCACGATGGAGTTGATGGTTTGCTCTGCGATACGCCCGAAGACTTTACTAAAAACCTTGAAGGGCTTATAATAGATAAATCTAAACGCAAGATGATTGGCAGAGATGCTAGGGAACGGGTATTTAAAGACTTTAATATTGATAATACTGCGAAGCGTTACGGGGAAGCACTTAAAGAGATAGTTGCTAGGGGCCAAATAAAGCGTACTGTGCCTACTTGGAAAGATAGTAACTTCAAGGCCCCTGCGGAGGTATTAGAATGAATCGTGGCGAAATAAGAACGATGGCCTCCCGGCTAGTTGAAGACCCGTCTAGTACCAAATTCTCCGTAGTGGTAGTCAACGATTCCATAGACAAGGCCAACAAGCAATTTAGTCTTGACTCCAAGGCCCTTTACAAAGACTCCGCTATAACGATGGTGTCTGGTACTGCGGCCTACTCCCTCCCTACGGATTTTATGTATGAGAAGGAAGTTACCCTTAACGGGATTAAACTTGACCCTATCTCACGGGCTACCCTCCAATCTTTCAAGACCTCTGATAAATGGTCTGACGATGAGGGAACGCCCAAATATTTCGTCATTGACCCCGAAGAAAATCGTAAGACCATTACCCTGTACCCGAAGCCGTCTAATACTGACGATGGTACGGCAATAGTGCTTACATACTACCCTGTTCCTGTAACCATGACTGCGGATAGTGATGTGCCGCTTAATTCGTCCTCTCTTATGGTTCAGTTCCACACGGGCTTGGCCCATTACGCCGCTTGGCTGCTTCTTGGGTATATAACCCAAACTGCGGAGATAGCCCAGAAACGGGCGGGATTCCAAAAAGAGTATCAAGACAAAGTAGCGGAGGCCATACAGACCTTTGGTAACACTAAATCAGAATCCCTCCGGTTCCATGTTGACAATGTGAGGGTTAGATAATGTTTAAGATACTTGCCTTCCTTTGCCTTTTTACTGCTCCGGTATTTGCGGAAAACTTTAGCGTTTCCGGCCCGTTTAGTGGGCTTAACAATACCGACAGCTCTATTACTTTAGGCAACGGCGAAGCGCAAGATTTACTTAATGTTGAGATGACCGCTGATGGCTCGGCGGTTAAGAAAAGGGCGGGATATGGCCTTTACGGATCTTTAACTATTGCTACGGCCCCTGTTAGGGGTTCTGTTTCGTTCCGCACTTCTAGCGGGGATAACATAATCCTAGTGGCCCACGATGTTTATATTTCCAAGTCCGTAAATGGGGCCGCTTTTAGTAATATCCTTACCACTATGACGGCGGGGGCTAAATGGGATTTCTGTGTATCTGATGGAAAGGTATTCGCATTTAACGACCAGCATGATATCCCTTGGTCTTGGGATGGCACGACCTTTGTTTACTACGCCTCCATGCCTCGCGCTTCCATTTGTGCGATGACAGTTGACCGGATGTTGATTTCCGGTACTACTGATTTCCCCAATAGGTTGTATTATTCTGCCTCCGGTGATGTAACTGATTTTGTAGTTGATGTTGAGGATTATTCCCCCGGTTTTGAAGCCCCTGGACTTCCCGGTGATAAGATAACCGCCATTTATACCACTCAAGCCGAATGGCTAGTATTTAAGAACACCTCTATAATGTCCTTCCAAGGTTCTACACAGTATGACCTTGTGGCCTCTGTTATATCTGACACCATTGGAATGAGCGAACCCCACGCCATAACCGACCATGAAGGTGTAGTTTATTTTA